CCATACAGACTGTTAAGATTAATTTTTTTAACCAACTGACGCTTGTCCCAATATTCCTCTTCAATCTTGTTGCCTGCATCAATGGCTTCCTTTAATTTTTTCTGCATTTCTTTACGTTCGGCATACCAACGTTTTAACAGTCCTGGAATAATTCCGTCCTTGGCATAGGTAAAGATAGTACCGTTGGCACTGAGCATCCACGGTTGATTACTTTCAAATATCAGCTCATAGATCTGAGCACCGCTCATAACATCACTGTGTCCATCTTCCCAGTCAATGATAATTTCGTTAGATTTGTCCTTGCTCATAACGAATTCGTATTCATTGCTGCCAAACTTACCTTCCCAAGCAGCCGCAAATGAGTTACCTTTAGCTATCTTATTGGCAATTTCATCTTTGGTATAATCTTGACGTAGTTGTCCTACAATAGTCTCTGGCCCCATGTTTAAGGCACGAATTGCACTGGGATATAGACTGTTAATGTCCATACTACCAATCCAATCATGTATGCCTTTTTTAGGGTATGCCACGTATGCACCTGCGGCCTGTGTATCGGCAGTGTCATCTCTGCGAGGGCGACTCGGTACAATCATACCCAAATGATGTGCTTCGTTAATAATAGCCTGCTCAGTTACTGCTACTGCGCCCATGGTAGTTTGTAGTAATACTGTACAATCATGTGCTAGGGTATTGGCAAGATCTAAGAATTTAAGTTTCTTGTCTAGCCGATCCAACAGCATAGTATCTTGACGATTGTATTCAATGAACTTTTTAAAGTCATTGTTATACAGTTGATCAAGAGTACCTTCGTATTGAGTTTTACGTTCACCTAGCTCATATTCTGCAATAGCATCTAGCGAATAACTGTGTCGTTCTTCGTATGTGTATTTGCGATACAATTCGAGACTATCCAAATGCACTCGACCAACTAGGTCATATGTGACTGCGGCCTTGCCATACTTTTCGTATTCACGTTTTTTAGGCAGTTGGTCAAATAGACATAACCTACGAGTGTCTTCTTTGCTCAGTGTTTTAATAATGCGGTTAACTGTATAGGGCATATCAAACCCTTCACTATTCCATCCGCTTAATACGTCTGCATCGTCAATGAGATTTAAGAATGTATCTAACATCTCATATTCTGTTTCAAACAGAATGGTATTTGGAAAGTCCTTGACCTGTTCCTGGGCCTGTTCCATAGTCAATGTCTTTGGAGGTACTGCTAAACACACTAAAGTGTCTAGCCATTGGAGATGAACTGCAATTGCAGTAATAGGCATAAATGCATCGTCTGGTGATGCATAACCACGTTCGGGGTCAAAGTCTACCTCAATATCCCAAAATGCTACATTTAGTTTAGGCGCATCTTTGCCTAGATAATTTTCTTCTAAACAGCGAAATACAGGATTGATATCACTTTCATAGAGTTTATGACCCGAGTGTATCTTTTGTTCTTTGATATTTTCTTTCCAGCTCTTGCTGGCAACTTTGGTCAGTGGCTCTCCAAAAATTGATGTGTATTTTCCTCGACCATCAGGATAATAGAAAACATAGCGTGCTGGAAACTGCTGGAATATACGACCTTTGACGGGATCTCGCTCGACGACCTTGACAATATCAAGATCTCGATCCCAAATGGAATCTACATACGACATTTACTTCTCCTTACCACTTATGGCTGGTTAACCTTCTAATGTGCGACTTGTGGCTCGCAATACCTTTCTATTAATTACTTATTAATCTAATCAATGCTATTGTGTCAATACTGACTAACAATAGATAATTGGCCAACATTCCTGAACTGCCTCGAGTACTGGCTGCCCAGCCAAATATTGCACACTGCGTTATGAACAATGGATAGAGTATTAAAAATGGCGGATTAGGTACAGTTAGTGCCATGACAATAGCGCAGGCTATACTTAAAATCCATCCAATAAGTTCAAGAATAAATCTCAAAGGCCATTCTTGATAATCGGCCTTGATCCATTTAACTATGTCTATTACTGCATTTGACAGTTGGTCCATTATTCGTCCTTGAGTCGATTTGCGTGTCCACTGATATCTACAATTGTTTCTAAATCATCAAACTCACGGAATACTTGGTCCCATTGATCTTTCTGCGCAATTTTAATTGCTTTCTTAATAACACTTGGTTTAACGTCTAATTCTTCTGCTATTGATTTTATTGTTTCGTTTAGTCCTTCTGTTAGATCTGCGATCTCTTGCATCACCGTCATGCCTTCTGAAACAATTTGTTTAATTTTGATTTTTTCTGGATCGCCAAATGCTTTACTCATAGTATCTCCTTGATAGTTTTACTAGTATATGAGATTGAAAAGGAAAGGTCAACTATTTTTTTAGATTAATTGACCTTTTGAAGGTTAACGTTTTAACGGCTGACCGAATATGCTAGTACCTTTCATATTCAGTGCATTGTCTGTGGGTTTTTGTGCTTTTGGTTTAGGTTGCGATGGTGCTTTAGTGCCGCTCTTACCTGGCTCGCCAGTATATGATTTCTTACCGCGGGCCGATCCTGGACTTAGTTGTGGTGCACTAACTGTTGCAATTGATGCAGAACTTGTTGCACCTGCTGTAGCATCTTCAGCAACACCTTGTGTTTTCTTTACAATCTTATAAGGGTGATATTCACGCTCGCCGCCATCGTCTGGCTGGATATGTACACCAGTTTGTCCGACGCGAGTAACTTTACCGCTACGTGATTTATGACCACCTGGATATTGTTCTTTACTAGTGTCTGCTGTAACGTGATCGCCTACACGTAAATCAGTTTTTGGTGCAGCACGCTCTTGTGCTTCTAATAGTTCAGTTATTTTCATTTTTTTAGTTTATTCCTGTCTGGGACTGGACTAATATTATTTGTGCCTGCAGATTCTCTACTAGGGTTATCTGCAATGCGAGTAGCTTTAACCCCCATTAGTTTATCTGCCATCTTAATTACTGCATCATCTTCTGGGCTAAATCCTACAATAGTTAAGTTTTCTGCCCATGTGCTTTCTTGTTCAAACCCTACATGCCCAGCCTCATTAGCACGGGCAGCCGCAAGGGCCAGTCCATAACGATATTGCATATATGGATCTGTATTGCGTAATTGGCGCTGTACCCAAACTCCCGGAAGTGCCGCGTCTGCATCGGCAGTTAAACTAACAAACTTGCCGTGGGTTTTAGCACTTTCACTTTCTGGCAGAAATTCTTTTGCTCTCATTTTTGTTTACCTAATTTCATAACTACCTTATTTTCCTACAGGCTTTTCGTTGGTCATATAAGGTCTAGAGAACCATAGTTGAAACCATTCTGGTGTGCCTGGTTGTATATTGTGTGTTTTCATTAATGCAGACTTTTCTGCACCTGTTAAAGAAATGTTACTACCTTTATTTATTTCATTATCGTGAGTGGATGTAATACCACTTAATCTACGTAAGTCGTCTAAGTTCATTTATTTTCTAATAATTTAATCAGATTAGACATAGTAACTTCTGCACTTTCACTAACCGGAACACACTTGTTTACGCGAGTATTCCCCTTCATTTTAGTGCCCTGTTTCTTATAACCTTTCCAACACTTAGGATCTAACCGTTGTTTGGCTTCTGCATACGGACGTAATTCATCGGATTTTGATGTTGGGGTTCGTAAACTACGAAGCGCCTTTGCTTCAATTTGTCGCACACGCTCTGGACTAATTCCTAGGTGTTTTCCAACATCCTCTAAACTTAAATCATGCCAAAATCTTAGTTTCAAAACAATCTGCTGTCTTTTTGATAATCTTTCTAGATGTTTTGCAATTAAATCTTTAAGTTCTGATTTTTCAAAATCTTGTTCATATGGCTCGTCGTGTTCAATGCCGTAGCGATCAGCAGCATGTACTGGATCATTAGGATCTAAAGTTGGCATTTTATTACCACTGCCTTTATATGTATCACCATCTGGATTATACCGTGCTGCCTGTTGTTTAGGATATGCTTCTGATGTTTGTTTTTCTTTTGCATCTTTGGCTGCTTTTTGTT